CCCGGCCCTTGGCGTTCAAACGCAGCAGCAGTTTTGCACTATGGCTAAGTCACCAGCATGGACACGCAAAGAAGGGAAGAATCCGAATGGCGGTTTGAACGCCAAGGGCCGGGCCTCTGCGAAAAAGGAAGGTATGAATTTGAAACCTCCCCAGCCGGAAGGCGGCAGCAGGCGCGACTCTTTTTGCGCAAGGATGACTGGGATGAAGAAGAAGCTTACCAGCGAAAAAACCGCCAAAGACCCGAATTCACGGATCAATAAAAGCCTTAAAGCTTGGAATTGTTAAAATGGATTCTCAACACGAAACTACCAAGAACGTACTAGACGTTGTATCTATGGTGGCAACCATAGGATCGTTTTTGGAAATGTTTACCCCAATCTTTGGTCTTATTGGCGCAGTTTGGACATTGATGCGTATCGCAGAAATGATTGCAGGTAAGCCTTTTGCGGAAATTATCCGTCGAAAGAAACCCGATGCCATCGACGAGTAAGAAGCAACATAATTTCATGGCTGCTGTGGCCCATAGCCCTGCTTTTGCCAAGAAAGTAGGAGTTCCACAGTCCGTGGGGCAAGACTTTAATACTGCCGATAAAGGCAAAACTTTTAAACGAGGTGGTGATATGGCTACGCAAATGGACCCTAAGATGATGGCTATGATGGCTAAGAAGCGTGCTATGGCTGGCGCTCCCTCCGCTCGCCCTGCTCCTCCTATGGGCGGTATGGGCGGCGGTGCTGGTATGGCTGCTATGAAAAAGGGCGGCGCTGTTAGGCATGATATGGCAAAGGTCGGTAAAGACACTAAACCTCCTAGTAGCGGCCTAGGCGCTGGTCATAAGAAGGCTGATGGCATTGCTCAGCGTGGCAAGACAAAGGGCGACAACATTACTATGAAGAAAGGTGGGAAGTGCTGATGGCTACTAAACCTCCTATGCCAGCTGCTTCGGCAGCTTCGGCTCCAGAAGACGCAGCTACAAGGCGTATTCGCATGATCGCGGAAGACCGGGAAAAACGTGCGGCTATGGGCCGTTCGTATGACGCTGCCGCTAAGAACTCTATGAACCCTGACCCTGAAGTTACTAAAAAAGCTGGGGGCGCAATTAAGATGTCTTCTGGCGGTACAGCTTCTTCGCGTGCTGATGGTTGCGCTCAACGGGGTAAGACTCGTGGCACTATGGTCATGTGTGGCGGTGGCAAAACAAAATGATAGCCTCGCGTGGCATGGGTGCTATCCGGCCCTCTAAAATGCCCGGTGCGAAGACAAAATCGCGTCGGGATAATACTGACTTCACTCAGTATAAAGAGGGCGGTACGACCAAGGATAAGTGGATAGGCCAGCGGGCACGATTAGCGCAGACCCTTAAAGGGATGAAGTAAATGGCTAATACTACCGGCACTACTAGTTTTAATCTAGACCTCAATGACCTCATTGAGGAGGCTTATGAGCGAGCCGGTATAGAAGTCCGCACTGGTTATGAGTTCCGTACCGCACGCAGGTCTTTGAACCTCATGACGATTGAGTGGGCTAACCGTGGTATCAACCTCTGGACTATCCAAGAAGGCGCTATCGCTCTAGTTACTGGGCAAGCTGTCTACCCACTCCCTGCTGATACGATTGATCTGCTGGATCATGTTATTCGCCAAAATAACGGTTCCACTAGCAATCAGACCGATATCAACATCTCCCGTATCTCTGAGTCTACCTATTCTACGATCCCTAATAAACTGACCAATGGCCGTCCTATTCAGGTCTGGATCAACCGTCAGTCGGCGCAGATTAATTCTACATCTGTGACCCTTAGCGCAACCATCACTAGCGCAGACACGACAATCACAGTAAGTGACACGTCGACGTTGACTACTACAGGGTTTATCAAGATTGACTCAGAGACGATTGGCTACACCAACATTGACGGTAATAGCTTAATTAATTGCGTTCGCGGGCAAAATGGTACTACAGCAGCGGCGCATACAGCTGCGGCGGCGATCAGTGTTCAGAACCTGCCGTGTATCAATGTCTGGCCTACCCCCAATGCTGGTGGCGCTTATACGTTCGTTTACTGGCGTCTACGGCGGTTGCAAGATGCTGGCAACGGCGTGAATGTTGAAGATATCCCTTTCCGTCTCATTCCATGTATGGTTGCAGGTTTGGCGTTCTACATTGCCTCTAAAAGGCCTGATACTAGCCCTGACCGTGTGATGTTTTTGAAACAGGAATACGAGCAGCAGTGGACGTTGGCGGCTGAAGAAGATAGAGAAAAAGCTCCAGACAGGTTCGTTCCTAGGCAGCTTTTCTACTGAGATAGAACATGCCTAGTAAGTACGCTTCTGGTAAGAATTCAATAGCGGAATGTGACCGATGTGGTCAACGCTACAAGCTTAGTGAACTCAAAAAAGAGGTCATTAAGACAAAACTGTTTAACATTAAAGTATGTCCTACATGTTGGGACCCAGATCAACCTCAGTTATCATTGGGGTTGTATCCGGTAAACGATCCACAAGCTGTACGTGAACCTCGTCCTGATGTATCCTACGTTACATCTGGTACAGACTCTAGTGGCTACCCCTCTGGCGGCTCTAGGAATATTCAGTGGGGGTGGAGTCCAATCGGCGGGGCTTCTAGTTTTGACTCTGTTTTGACTCAAAACTATCTGGTTGGGGTAACGAGTGTAGGTACAGTAACCGTAACGGTTCAATAGGAGTTTATGATGGCGAAGATGTCTGCAAAAGAATGGGAAGGTTCAGCTAAAGACTTGTCGCAAGATAAGAAGCTGGCTAAGAAACACAAAATGAGCTTCTCTGACTGGGAAAAATCCTCTATGGATACCAAGCACGATAAGCAACAGTCCACTAAAGGACTGAAGAAGGGTGGCCCAACTACGGATGACCGTATGCGTATGGGGCGTAACCTGTCTCGCGCAGCTAACCAGAAAACGGGGTAAATCATGGCTTATAGCATGAAAAAGGGTGGTAAAGAAGTTGGATCGGCAGCGGTTTATGCCAAGCCGCATACGATGGCTGGTAAGGAAATGACTAAAGCTCCGCAAGAATTTGGTACAAATCCCGGATTCCCGCCTAATCGTAGCAAGCTTGAAAATCTTGATATGGCTGTAGGTCATATCAGTAAGTCGGCTGGAGACGAGCCAATTAAGACAACTGGCATCAAAATGCGTGGCGCTGGCGCGGCTACTAAAGGCGTGATGGCACGAGGCCCAATGGCATGAATTACGATGCGCTAGTCACGGCGATCTCCACTTATACGGAGAATACGTTCCCGACAACTGCGATGAATACGTTCATTACGCAGGCAGAGCAGCGCATTTTCAATACCATTCAGTTCCCCTCATTGCGTAAAAACGTGACTGGGACTGTAACAGCTAGCAATAAATATCTGTCATGTCCAGATGACTTTTTGGCTACGTATTCGTTAGCTGTGTTCCCTGTAGGGGGCGGTGACTACACGTACCTTTTGAATAAAGACGTAAACTTTATCCGCGAATCGTACCCTAACCCAACAAGTACGGGGACGCCAAAGTACTATTCTCTTTTCGGTCCTAGCGTATCTGGTTCAGTTATTAGTAATGAGCTATCTTTTATGCTTGGCCCTACCCCAGATAGTACGTATTCAGCTGAGCTTCATTACTTCTATTACCCCGAATCAATTACAACAGCTACCACAACATGGCTAGGCGATAACTTTGATACGGTGTTGCTCTACGGTTCACTTGTTGAAGCTTATGCGTACTTGAAGGGTGAGCCTGACCTTATGATGGGTTACGATGCGAAGTACAAAGAAGCGCTGGTACTTGCTAAACGTCTGGGTGATGGCATGGAGCGTCAAGATGCTTACCGTAGTGGTCAATTCCGTCAGGCGGTTACATGAGCATAGTCCAGACCCAGACCACCAGCTTCAAAAAAGAGTTGTATCAGGCTATCCATGACCTGTCTACGGACACGATCAAAATTGCTTTGTACACAGGCAATGCTAATTTGAATGCGGATACAACAGCATATTCTGTTTCTACGGCTGGACAAGTAGTTGCTACAGGTTATACAGCAGGCGGCAGTCCGCTTACTGGGGTCTCTATAAACTCTTCGGACTACACTGCCTACGTTAATTGGGCCAATATAAGTTGGACTGCAGCTTTGACTGCTCGTTGCGCACTGATTTATAACGCTAGTAAAGCAAACCGGGCAATTGCAGTAATTGACTTTGGTTCGGATAAAACGTCGACCACAACATTCTTAGTTACAATGCCCGTTAATACCTCTACTACAGCGCTTATAAGGAGTTCAAATTGATTGTCACCACCACTAAAGGCGATATGGACGATAGTCTTCTATTTAAAAAAGAAGGCATGGTCGATGACGATAATGAAACAACCAAGTGGATTGAATACTGGTTGGATGATGAGTTGGTACACCGTTCTGTACACGTGCATTTGAAGACAAATGTAATGGCTGAAGGTATCGCCGCAATGTTGGCGTAAAGGAATTATCATGGCAAATACACAAGCGATGTGCACATCGTTTAAGACTGAACTACTCGTAGGAGCGTATCAGTTTGGCGCTGTTACGTTGATTTCGCGCACTAGTTTGACTGCGCCGACAACGGACACGTTTAAGGGAGCGCTGTATCTTGCAAGCGCAACCATTAACGCTGCTACCACTGTGTACAGTACTACGGGCGAAGTAAGCGGTACAGGTTACTCTGCTGGCGGCGTTACCGTTACAAACGGAACGGCACCAACGTCTAGCGGCACTACTGCTTACTGGACGCCATCAGCATCGCTTGTTTATACGACTGTTACGTTGGCTACAGCATTTGATACGGTGCTGATTTACAATTCTACGCAGACCGTAGGCGGTGTCGGCAGGGCTGTTAGTGTTCATACGTTTTCGTCGCAGACTATTACCGCAGGTACGTTTACGTTGACTATGCCCACTAACGGTGCTGGTACTGCTTTGCTCAATCTGGCTTAATTAGCCCGGTAAAGCGGGGGGCGCTATGTTTGGTTTAACTCCATTTGCTAGTGCCCCGTTTGCTAGTTTACTTTTTGTTGCCGTTCCGGGCGTAGTAGCGCTTACTGGTGTTTCCAGTACAGGATCAGCGGGCACAGTAGGCGTTGCAAGTACTGTAGCACTTACTGGTGTTTCTAGTACAGGCTCAGCAGGTACGGTAGGTGTTACAAAAACCATTACACTTACTGGTGTTTCCAGTACAGGATCAGCGGGCACAGTAGGCGTTGCAAGTACTGTAGCACTTACTGGCGTTTCTAGTACAGGCTCGGCAGGTACAGTAGGCGTTGCAAGTACTAAAGCTCTTACTAGTGTTTCTAGTACAGGGTCAGCAGGCACAGTAGGTGTTACAAAATCTTTTAGTATTTCAGGGGTTATAAGTACAGGCTCGGCAGGTACGGTCGCTGTATCAACTGGTAGTACTGTTGCTCTTTCTGGCGTTACAGCTACTGGTACTGTTGGTAATGTTGTAGCGGTTTATTGGAAAATAATAGACGACACTCAAGATGCTGGATGGGTAAAAATTGACAATACCGAAACTAGTGGATGGACAGTAGTAGATACTTCCCAAGCAACTAGCTGGGATTTAATTCAAGCTTAGGATAGATATGGCACTCGTACTAGCAGATCGTGTACAAGAAACGTCCACTACCAGTGGGACAGGAACAATATCGCTCCTTGGCGCTGCTACTGGGTACAAGTCTTTTGCCAACGGTGTTGGCGATGGGAAGTCAACTTATTATTGCATTTATGACACAGTAGCATATACATGGGAAGTGGGCATTGGCACGTATACCACAGCCGGGTCAACGCTGAGTCGCACTACGGTACTTTCCAACTCGTCTAACACAACGTCCCTTATCAGCTTTGCTGGTAACTTGATGAATGTGTTTGTTACATACCCTTCTGAGTATGTTGTATTTAACCAAGCTCCGGGAACTAATAACACATCAATTGGGGAGTTTTCGTTAGCTGCCCTTACTACAGGTGATAATAATACAGCAGTAGGCGCCTCTGCCTTAAATAAACTTACGACTACAACCTCTAATACAGGGGTAGGCGCTTACGCTTTATACAACAATATTACAGGTAGTGCTAATACTGCTATGGGGTATCAAGCGCTGTATAATAACACCTCTTCACAAAATGTGGCGGTGGGTGAAAGTGCTTTATTTACAAAAATATCCGCTGTATCTAATACCGCAGTTGGGCAAGGTTCTGGCTATTATAGTACTTCAAGTTTTAATACTTTTATTGGGTATAACGCTGGTTATAATAATTCTTCCGGTAGTAATATTGCTGCATTTGGTACATATGCGCTGAGTTTTAATACTACAGGATCATATAATATTGGTGTAGGTACAAGCGCAGGAGACGGTTCTTCTGGAGCATATACCCCAACAGGTAGTCAAAATATTTATATTGGCTACCAAACAATTTCAAATGCTGCTTCAGATTCAAATTCTATTGTCATTGGACATACAGCAGTCGGTCTTGGAAGTAATACCACAGTCATTGGCAACAGCAGCACTACATCTACCAAACTGTTTGGCGCACTTACCTTAACATCAGCGCTAACAGTAGGCAATGGCGGTACAGGAGCCACAACACTAACTGGGCTTGTTGTCGGTAACGGTGCATCAGCAATGACCACGGTCACGGCACCAAGCGGCACTGTCGTCGGCACAACAGATACCCAAACGCTGACAAACAAACGAGTTGACCCACGAACAGTAAGTACTGCTACCGCAACAACACTTACACCAGATGTATCTTCGTATGATCAGTATAGCTACTCAGCACTTGCATCAGGGTTAACAATCAATGCCCCCACAGGTACTCCTGTTGACGGCACCAAACTGATATTTCGTATCTTAGATAACGGTACAACGCGAACAATTACTTGGAATGCAACCTTTACTTCTATGGTGGGGACAGCATTTACAAATACTTTTGCTACTACGGTTAGCAAAACAACCTACTTTGGATGTATCTATAACCTCGCAAACACTCGTTGGGATGTTGTTGCAGTAACTACACAGGCTTGACCATGCGAATTACTTTTGAAATCTTTTCTACATACGGTATGTACCGGGATGCGCTACATCTTCCCGATGATCATGGCTTGTCCGATGATGAATTGACAGCTATGAAGCAAGCCCGGTTTGACAACTGGATTGCCAATATTGAAGCTGCATCGCAGATAGTCACGCCGGAAGAACCGTTACCAGAAGAACCGTTACCAGAAGAACCGTTACCGGAAGAACCCGCACCGGAAGCGTAAATGACAACTTACTATTGGGTTGGTGGCGCTACAAACAGTCCGTGGAGTACTGGTAATACTGCTCCTTGGGCAACAAGTTCTGGTGGCGCCGGTAGCGCAGGAGTGCCTACCGCTGCAGATGATGTAATATTTGACAATAATTCAAATGTTGCTGGAGGTGGCGCATCATTTGCTTTATCAATTAGTAACGGCGCACTTGGAAAAAATGTTACTGTATCAGCGCCCGGAACGGGTAACACAGTAACATTTAATGGTCTAACTAGTGTTTTAAATTTAGCAGGAAGTTTTACTCTAAATTCTGGAAGCGCTGTTTGGAGCCATACAGGAACAATTAATTTTAATTCGACGACTACTGGTAACACCATTACAACAAATGGTATTTCTTTATCGTGTTCAGTTACATTCAATGGCGTAGGGGGTGGGTGGACTTTAGGTAGCGCATTAACTTGCGCGGCAACTACTCTTACCGCTGGTTCTTTTAATTCTGGTAGTTTTAATATAACCGGCTCAACATTAGCAACAACAGGTTCTGTTGCTCGGACGCTAACTCTTGGAACATCAACAGTCACTCTGAGCGGCGCCTCTGCTTGGACTACTACAGGAACCAACTTAACTTTAAGTATTACATCGTCTACTGTAAATTGTTCTAATGCTACAGTAACTTTTGCGGGCGGTTCATTTGGGCAAAGTACGGTAAATTTTACTGATACTACTGCAGATACACATGCTATAACAGGATTGAATACTTTTGTTGCGTTATCAATAACTCCTCCTACTCTTGGAGTTAGAGCAGTAACATTTGCTGGCGCACAAACTATAACAACACTAACTGCTTCAGGTACATCGTCTACCCAAAGAGTACAACTATTATCAAGCGCTCAAGGTACAAGCCGTACACTAACGGTAGCAACTCTTACATCATTATCTGACATTGATTTTCGTGATATTACAGGCGCGGGCGCCGCATCGTGGGCTTCTGGAACACGCCTTGGTGACTGCAAAGGTAATTCCGGGATTACATTCTCCGCAGCAAAAACGGTTTATTGGAACTTAGCTGGCGCTCAAAACTGGTCTGCAACTGGATGGGCGACAAGTTCTGGCGGGTCGCCAGCAGCCGCTAATTTCCCCTTAGCCCAAGATACCGCAGTATTTGACGACATTGGAAGTGTTACCGGGACAATAACACTTAGTGCGGCATGGAATATTGGCACTATAGATATGTCGGCACGTACAAGTGCAATGACATTAAGTGCAAGTGCAATTCCAACTATGTATGGTAATTGGACAAATGGTTCAGGAAGTTCGATAACAGGTTCTAGCGCTATCACATATAGTGGACGAACAACTCAAACAATTACTAGCGCTGGAAAAACATTTACCCCAGCTATTACTATAAATGCGTTTGGTGGAACAGTAACCCTTGCCGATGCTTTTAACACTTCAGGTATTTTTACTTTAACGTTAGGTACATTTACTACTGGAAGTTTTAATGTAACCTCATCTACATATTCTGGTAGTAATTCAAATACTAGGGCATTAAATCTTGGTTCTAGTTTATGGACAATTACGGGTAGTGGAGCATCTGCTTGGCTTGCAACTACGGCTACAAATTTTACATTAAACGCTGGTACATCAACTATTCTGTTTACTAGCTCTATCGCAAAATCAATGTTTTGCGGAATAACGCCGGTCTATTGGAATGTTTCGCAAGGCGGTTCCGGTGCGCTTTCTTTAGCTAGTGGCCCGCAATTTAATGATATTCAAAATGCTTACGCAAGCACTGGGGCAACTTCAATCCTATTAAATGCCGCTGGATCACCCGGTACATCAGTTACTACTTTTACAGCCAGTGGATCTGCTGGAAAACTTCTTTCATTGTTAAGCAATGCGTCACCAACACAAAGAAATATAACAATCACAAGTGGAACGGTTAGCGTTGACTATCTTATTATTAAAGACATAGCCGCAGTAGGTGGAACTTGGTACGCTGGCGCAAATAGTACTGATAATGGTAACAACGCAGGTTGGATTTTTACCGCGCCTCCTACACCCGGTACAAACACCAGCAACTTCTTCTTTATGTTTAGATAACATAAACTTTTTAAGGAAAAATCATGACTGCTAGTACACTACTAAGTCTCCCAATAATTACTACAGGCACTGAGTCAGGTACTTGGGGTGACGTTGTAAATAATGGCCTTACCTCCTATTTGGATATCGCTATTGCAGGGGGCTTGTCAGTCCCTATCACAACTGCAGACGTGACCCTTGCAAATACTGAAGGCACTAGCTCTGCGACTGTTATCGGTTCAACCACTGCGCAGTACGCTATTTTGAATGTTAGCGGGGTAATGACTGCCGCACGTAGCTTGATTCTGCCTAGTTCAAGCCGTAAGTATGTAATCAATAACACCACTACAGGCGGCTTTGCCCTAACTGTTAAAGGTACAGCCACATCTGGCTTTACGATGACTAATGATGAGCGTGTAGTTGCTGTATGGAACGGTACAGACTACATAAAAGTTACCCCGGCAATTACAAGCGCTGGCGCAAACGCGGACATTGCCACGTTAAGCGGGCTTACTACAGCTACTAACACGCCCGGTTCAGCGGTAAGCGTTACTGGCGGCGCTGCAATTGTGGCTGGTGGCGCAGGTGGCGGGGTCAATATTACAGGTTCTGCGGGGTATTCTTCTGCTACAAATGCCAATGGCGGTAATGTTGTTATATCGTCTGGTTCTGGCGCAGGGTCTGGTGGAAATAACGGATATATTTCGTTGTCTGCCCCAAGTAGTGGCGGCGGAACTTCATCTTATGTAGTGGTATCTACAGCTAGTACTGAGCGTATTCGTGTTACTTCCACTGGCGCTGTTGCCCTCAGTGGGGCTAGCAATTATGGAACGTCTGGGCAAGTTCTTACCAGCGCAGGCAACTTACCACCTACGTGGGCAACTCCTTATGTTGGGGGCAACGTAACCCTATTTACATCCTCTGGTTCGGGCCAAACTTTCACGGTGCCAGCAGGGGTTACTAAAGTTAAAGTCACTGTTATTGGTGGTGGCGCAGCGGGTGGCGCGTCGGCAAATTCAGGCGTTGACTATGGCAATGGTGGCGGCGGTGGCGCTGGTGGAGCAGCTATTAAATGGTTGACTGGCCTAGTCCCCGCTGGTACTTTGACTGTCACTGTTGGCGCTGCCGCTGGCACATCGAGTGTAGCCTCGGGGACAAGTAACACAATCACTACTGTTAGTGCTACAGGCGGCACTGCTGGTACTGCCGCTACTACAGGGCAAAATATCTATACCGCGCAGGGTGGCGCTGGCGGCGTAGGAAGTAATGGCGATCTAAATATAACTGGTGGCGCAGGTAGTAATGGTGGATATACGCAAACTACTGCGCGTGCTGGCGGCGCTGGCGGTGCTTCTATTATGGGTGGTGGCGGAGCAACGGGCGCTGCTGGTGGCGCGTATGGCGGTGGTGGCGGCGGTAATTCTGGCGCTGGGTCTGTTGGCCTTGTTATGTTTGAGTACTAAACCATGAACGAACTACTCAGCCTACTAAAAGGCATTGCCCCTGCCGTAGCTACTGCAGTTGGTGGCCCATTGGGCGGGATGGCTATTAGCGCCATTGCTAGTAAATTTGGGGTTGCGGATAGCGTGGAAGCTGTGGCGAAAGCCATTGCCGGTGATCCAGAAGCTGCGACTAAGCTGGCTGAACTCGACCTCAAGCAGTTTGAACTGGAAAACGCAGACCGTAACTCGGCTCGTCAACGCGAAGCCGCTGTAGCCGCTGCCGGTGGAAATCTGTTGACTCAGATCGTTGTGCCGATCCTTGCGTTAGGCACCGTGTCGCTGACGTTTATCTTCATTGGTATCCTGCTGTTCAAGACAATTGACTCGGCTCAGCAACAGCTAGTGATCTTCGCGCTCGGGTATGCTACGGCTGCTGCTCAACAGGTTCTGTCTTACTACTTTGGCTCCAGCAAGTCAAGCCAAGATAAGACCGCTGCGCTGCAAAAGGCGATGAAATGACGCCGCACTTTTCTCTAGCTGAGCTTACCCACACGGATCACCGTGAGTTCGATAACGTCCCCAATGCGGACGAGACTGCTAACCTTCAACGTTTGGCTGAACTACTAGAGAAAGTTAAAGCCCTGCTAGGCAATAAGCCTGTTATGATCAACTCAGCATTCCGCTGCAAGCAAGTCAACGATGCAGTGGGCAGTAAAGATTCTAGCCAACACAGGCTTGGTTGCGCTGCGGATATCCGTATACCGGGTATGATGCCTGATGAAGTAGTTCGCTCAATCATAGCTTCTGGTTTACCCTATGACCAGATCATCCGTGAATTTGATCGGTGGACACACATTAGCGTGCCCAACACTGTGGGGGCTTCTCCCCGTAGGCAAGCGCTTATCATCGACAAAGCTGGAGTTCGAGCTTATGCTTAAACACTACGAGCAAATAACCCATGCAGTTTTGCGCGGGCCGCAGTCATGGCATCTTTAGCTTCAACTACAGTAGCAAAAAACCCAACATGAACATCCACCCCATCCACAGTAATGCGCCCGCGCCACTTTTGTTTTTGCTTACACCAAGCAACGCCCTTGACGCCGGAGGTGTTCGATTTTGGAAGTCGGCTATTTTGATGGTTTTGCGAGGTATCACACTCGCGCAAGTTTTCTATGCGGTTGTCAAAAGAATTACCGTTGATGTGGTCTATGGTGTGAGCAGAAGCTCCGTAGTGGTAGGCCCATACAAGTCTGTGTGTTCTGTACAAGGTATAGTCTATGCAAATTTGATGGTAATGATGCGAAGCTGTACCTGCAAGAGCCCCCGCAACGCGCCTGCCTTTTCGCTCTTTCCAATACAGGTTTCCATCCGCATAGGTAAACAATGCTTGCAAGGCTGCTTCAGTAAAGTGACTATCGGTTCTGTGCATAAGGACTCCAATCATGTACAGGCATTATACAATACAGTCACTCGACCATTTGCCTAATCCGTGGGAAAATGAATAATGCCACTTCAAAAGATCACGCTTAAGCCCGGTGTCAATCGGGAGAACACTCGGTACACTAACGAGGGTGGCTACTATGAGTCGAACTTAGTCCGTTTCCGTCAAGGTACGCCAGAAAAAATTGGCGGCTGGACACAGATTTCAAGTAGTACATACACGGGATTATGCCGTTCGTTGTGGAACTGGACGACTCTAGCTGGGGCAAATCTAGTAGGCGTAGGAACTGAAAACAAGTTCTACATCGAGCAGACAGGGCTGTACTATGATGTTACCCCTATTGTATCTTCGCATCTTCTTGGCGCTTCTCCGTTAACAACTATTAGTGGCTCAACGTCAGTCACGGTTGTAGATACAACTTATACGCCGTCTACTGGGGACTACGTTATTTTCTCCGGCGCAACTGCTGTTAATGGCATCACGCTTAGTGGACAGTACACCGTAAAAGTACTATCGACAGTAACAACAACTGGAAGTATTTCTGGGTTAACGTACACAGTAACAGCTGCGAATGGACTGTTGGGTGTTGGGCATGTACTCTCGGGTACAGGTGTTACAGCAGGGACTATGATCACTGCTCTTGGAACCGGTTCGGGCGGCATTGGAACTTATACTGTTAGCGCATCGCAGACAGTCGCAAGCACTACGATCACAGCTACGCCAGTAGCTAGTTCATATCAAGTTACCGCAACTGTGGCGGCTAGCGCATCCGGGTCAGGTGGCGGGTCTGTCATGTACGCCGCATATCTCCTAGGCGTTGGGAATAGCATCTCCAATAGCTTCTATGGTTGGGGCGCTGGAGCTTGGGGCGCTGGAGCTTGGGGCGGTATTGGTCAGGTAGCTTCAGCCACGGGACTAAAGCTTTGGACGCAGTACAACTTTGGTGAGAATCTGTTGTTCGGCCCTAAAAAGGGCGCAATGTATATGTGGAATGCGACTACATCCCCCACACTTAGCGCACCTACAACCGTAACTATTTCCAACGCAATGCCGGGGATTGTTACCCTCACATCGAATACATCTACCCCTCTACCAGATGGTACGGCAATTATGTTTGAGACTACGGGAGCATTGCCACTTCCGTTGGCTCCGTTCACTATTTACTACACAACGAGTACAGGAACTACTACATATAAGCTTTCAAGTAGTTACGCGAACTATGTTGCGGGCACGTTTATCGATACGACTACAGCTGGGTCTGGTACACAAACAATCTCTATTAGAGCAATCCCTGTATCTTCACTAGCAGGCGCTGCGGGAGTACCGTTAACTCAAAGTACATTGATAGTGTCTGACGCTAGTCGGTTTACGTTCTGTTTTGGTACTAATGAGTACTTGAGTACTACGTATGATCCGATGGTTATTCGGTGGTCAGACCAAGAGAGCATGACAAACTGGGTTCCTTCAGCTACAAATCAAGCTGGGAATATACGGCTATCACACGGTTCTCAAATCCAAGCGGTGCTGCAAGCACGCCAAGAACTATTAGTTTTTACCGACGCCGCGCTTTATTCCTTGCAGTATCTTGGCCCCCCATATGTCTGGGGTTCACAAATTCTGTCGGACAATATTTCTATTGTTAGCTTGAACGCTGCGGCGTACTCTAATGGTACGGCTTACTGGATGGGGCAGGATAAGTTCTACAAGTACGATGGTCGGGTTCAACCATTGCGGTGCGACCTACGGCAGTTTATTTACGACGATATTAATCGTACACAATTTAGCCAAATACTTGCTGGTACTAATGAGGGCTTCAATGAAGTCTGGTGGTTCTACTGCACGCAAAATAGTAATGTGATTGACCGGTACGTTGTGTATAACTACGTAGAAGATGTGTGGTACTACGGCTCTATGGGCCGTACAGCGTGGTTAGACTCGTCATTGCGAAACTATCCTATGGCTGCTACGTATTCAAATAACTTGGTCTACCATGAGAGCGGTGTTGATGATGGAACTACTCTACCAGCAACGGCCATAAATGCTTCTATTACAACAGCCCAGTTTGATATTGGGGACGGCCACAACTTTGCGTTTGTGTGGCGTATGCTCCCTGACCTAACCTTCCGGGGGTCTACTGACGGGACTACTCCAAGTTTGACCATGCAACTGCAACCCCTGCAGAATTCTGGCTCTGGATATAACGACCCGATCTCAATTGGTGGTACTAGCTCAACTGGGACTCAGACAGTTACAGCTACGCAGACGTACCCAATTGATGTTGATACTTTTACAGGCCAGTTAAATATTCGTATACGTGGACGACAAATGTCTATGAAGATTAGCTCAAATCAAGTTGGCACTCAATGGCAGCTTGGTAGTCCTCGTATTGATATTCGCCCAGATGGTCGTAGGGGCGGCTAATGGCAAATACAAACAACTTAACACTGCGTCCTACGGTAGCTCCCCGGCTACCTTCAGTTACACCTGAATATGACGCGTCTATGTTGGATAGTGAAAATAATATCCTACGTTTGTACTTTGCGCAGCTGGATAACTTCACGCAGTCTTTAATTTCTGGCAATGGCGGCAAATTTCTAAGCCCTCCGTATGGCGCGTTTTCAGACTTCACTAGTCAATCCGCAGCGGCTAATACTGCCACTCTGCTAGGGATGGCTACCACAGATTTTAGCAATGATGTCACGCTTAGTTCATCTAAGATTACTGTAACTAGCTCAGGTATCTACAATCTGCAGTTCAGCGTGCAAATCCAAAACTTGGACAATGCCCCCCAAGATATGGTTATTTGGTTGCGTCAGAATGGAGTGGATATCGTAGGGTCTACAGGAAACGTTGGGATATCAGCACGCAAAAGCGCTGGTGTCCCTTCCCACGATATTAAAGGTTGGAACTACTTTCTGTCCATGAACGCAGCTGATTACGTAGAAATCTACTGGTCAGTCACCAATGCTTTGGTAACAATTGAAACGTATGCAGCTTCGGTCGCGCCAACAACACCCTCAACTGCTTCTGTAGTTGTTACACTCAGCTTTGTTTCTGCGCTACCCGCAGCTTAATAAAAAGGTAAAAATATGTTTATTCTTGATGACCTTTTACTTGGCGATGCTTTACTAGAAGCTTTTGCAACAGCAGCGCCAGAAATGTTTGCAGCTGGGAGTACCGCCGCTGAAACTGCCGCCGCCACTGCTGCCGCTACTACCGCTGAAGCTGAAGCCGCCTCCCTAGCTGCCTCACAAGCCGCCGCCGCTCAACAGGCCGGGATTGCCGCTGTACCTGACATTGCTGGTACTAACGTAGGTATCCTTGATCCTAGCGCTACATTGCGCGGCCCTGTACCGTATGGCTCAGAAGCTGATTTTCAGTCGTTTGCTGATACTGTAGATACGGGAGGGGCAGGCGGGGATACGGGTGGAGCAGGTGGCGGTGGAGGTGGTGGGGACATACCTACTTCAGAAACGGCCCCAACTCCTACTTTTAATTCTCAATATAG